AGAAGCAGTAAATGCTAAAAACCCAGAAGATGCTTTTATTCTGCAGGAATCAAATTCAACTAATATTTCAATAACACCAACAAATGCAGAATTTTCCTTAACTTCGATTAACTCTTCACAATATGATTACAAGAGAAATCCAAGATTTATCAGCACATGTTCTGCATCAGGATCTACTGTTACGATTCTAACAGAACTTCCACATAACTTAAAGACTGGTAATCTTGTTATTATTGAAGGTGTAATAAGCACCAATAATACGAGCGCGGCTGTCAATAAGGGATATAATGGATCATTTGAAGTTGCTTCGATTGTTGATGATAAGACCTTTACTTACTCAACCACTGATATTTTTGGTGTTACTCACATACCAGGAATTTTCCAAAATAACACTGCCAATAGAACAATATCTCTTCCAAGATTTAGAAGAAATGACCTTAAATCAAACTACTACATTTATAGAAATGAAGTAATTTCTCCATATATTGAAAGAGTTCAGGATGGAGTATATCACATTTATCTACTTAAAGCAGATAAATCGATTGATACTGAATTTACAAATCTCAAGCATAGTCAGAACGTAGTTAATCTATATCCAGAATTGGATAGAGACAATCCAAATGATAATCCATCAACTGCATTCTCATTCTCAAAGAGAGATCCTGTTGGTGATGTAGTTACAAACGATTTGAAGAGAAGTATTACAAAAGAATCTATTGATACTTTTGTAGATGACTTTGGATTTGGTTTGCAGATTAATTCAGTCCAAAGAGATAATATTTCTGGAATTGCTACATTAACTTTTGCAAGACCTCATGGTTTTTCTGGTATTGTTTCCTGCACTATTTCTAATGGAGGATCAACTTATAGTCCAACAGTAGGAATTCAAACATATCAAAACGTAAAGATATACAATAATATTGGTTTAACACAATGGAGTGGAGCAACAGCAAGAGTTATTGTTAATACTGGAATAGTCACTAGTGTAGATATTATTAGTAAGGGTTCTGCTTATTCTGCTGGAACGTACTACTTGGATGATATTGCATTAGGAAAAGGTGGAGGAACACAAGCAACTCTTTCTGTTGCATCTAATCAAATTTCATCACAGGTTGGAAATGTAATTCAAACAACTGGTATTGGATCAGTTTCTGATGGATATTTTAGAATCGCATCAATTCCAGCGACTACACAAGTTGCCATAGCATTAACTTCTGGAGATACTTCTATTATTTCTGGAGAGTATGCGTTCCAAATTGGACCTTCGATAGTAGTTAGTTCTGGTTCATATAATAGTTCAACGGGAATTGCGTCAATTACTTGCTCTTCGGCACATGGATTAGTTTCTGGAAATAAATTTAGAGTCGTAGATAGTAGTAATAATAACTTAGGAGATTATGTTGTTGTTGATCGAGTTGGTGTCAATACATTTACTGCTAGAACAAACGCAAGTCTATCACTAACAAGTGGGAGAGTTCTTAAGCATGGATTATCTGCTAATAATGCAGTATCTGAATCTGGTGATGAAAACTTAGCAGTAAGATCATTAACATTTTTTGATGATGAAGTTGCGACACTTGCAGAAACTTTGGTTGGAGTGAATACGTTTAGAATTTCAACTGCTGGAATTGCAACTTCTAAGAGATTCTCTATTGGTGATTATATACAAGTAGATGATGAGATTATGAGAATTACAAATTCAGTCAATGCACTGAATGAAATTAGTGTAATTCGTGGATATTTTGGAACACTTAAAAATAATCATGATAATGGATCTCAAATCCGTAAAATCAAACCACTTCCAATTGAATTCCGTAGACCATCAATTATTAGAGCATCAGGACATACTTTCGAATATCTTGGATTTGGACCAGGAAACTACTCCACAGGTCTGCCACAAATTCAAAATAGGACTCTAACTGAAAGAGAAGATTTCTTAGGTCAATCGCAAGAAAGATCTTGCGGAACTGTTGTTTATACTGGTATGAATAACAGAGGTGACTTCTATATTGGAAATAAGAGAGTTACTTCTGCAACTGGTGAAGAAAAAACTTTTGATGCTCCAGTTCCGACTGTTACTGGAGAAGATCCATCGAGATTAAGTGCAGTATTTGATGAAGTTACAATTAAAGAAAGACTAAAAGTTGAAGGTGGAAAATCTAAAACTATTCTATCACAATTTGATGGTCCTGTCACCTTTAATAATAATGTTAGGGTAATTAATTCAAATCTAGAAGTTGTTGGTGGAAGATTAACAATTAATGATGATACTCAATCAACTTCAAAGGATAGTGGTTCATTTGTTACTGAAGGCGGAGTAGGGATTGAAAGGGATTTAAACGTTGGTGGAAATACAAATATAGGAGGAGACCTTACTGTAATTGGTGATGTTGACCTTGGTGGAACTGTTGTTGGTTCCTCTGGTTCTTTTGGAAGTATTCAAATTGCTATTACTGATGATAATACCATAGATACAATTTCAGGAGATTTGAAAATAAATTCATCTCTTGGATCCATTGTAGCAATTCAAACAAGTACAACAATTTCAGGAACTTTAGATGTAACAGATGATATTACAGCATTCTATACTTCTGATGAAAGATTGAAAAATAATATTAGAAGAATTGAAGATCCTCTAGAGAAAGTTATTTCAATTAGTGGAAACACATACACCTGGAATGAAAAATCTGGTAAGGAAGGTAATGATGTTGGTGTCATTGCACAAGAAATACAAAAAGTTCTTCCTGAAGCAGTGACTGAAAGAAGCAACGGTTATTTGGCAGTTAATTATGAAAAGATTATTCCACTTCTAGTTGAATCAATCAAAGAACTATCTAACAAAGTAGAAAGTCTTGAGAGAAGAATAACTGAATAAATAACTAAAAACGTGCAAGATGGCAAACTATAAAAAATCATTTAATTTTAGAAGTGGTGTTCAAGTTGATGATGATAATTTTATAGTAAATTCTAATGGACTAGTTGGAATTGGAACAACTATTCCAACTCAGTTTTTAGATGTCAGAGGTAATGCTATTGTCTCTGGGTTTGTCACTGCAACTTCTTTCTTTTCTACAGGAATTTCTACATTCTACGATCAGATCAGAGTCGGGTCTGCAGTTACTCTTGATGCAGCAACAAATACAATTTTTGCACCAAATATTAAGATAGGATCTTCTCCAACAATCAGTAATATTGTTGGATATTCCACTATTGCATGGATTGTAAATGAGTCTGGTACAGGAATTTATACTTCTATCAACGTTGGTGTAGGAACAACTGCTCTCAGTAATTATCAATTTGCTGTGGGAAGAGATCCTTTAGTAAGTGGAAATGCTGGAGTTGGAATTACTGAGGGAAATATTTTTGCTAGTGGAATTGTTTCCGCTACATCTTTTACTGGAATAGGGCCAAATATAACACAAATAAATGCAAGTAATATTGCAAGTGGAACTATTTCTAATGATAGACTTCCACAGATTATAAATTCTAAACTTCCAGATATACAAGTTGGAATAATTACTGCCACTACTCAGTTTTTTGGAAATTTAACAGGAATTGCAACAGTAGCAAGATCGTTAACAGGGACACCAGACATTTCTGTTGGTGTCATTACATCCACATCCATATCTGCAAACTCTATTTCTGTTGGACTTGCATCAGTAGGAATAGCAACACTTTCAAATTCATTATATGTTTCAAATTCATTAACTGCTCTTAATAATGGTCGTGTTGGCATTGGCACATCAGTTCCAACATCAGATCTTCAAATTAGAAAATCTTCAAATACATTAGTTGAAATATTAACTAGTGCAGATTCGTCTACAATATCTATCGGAAATTCTGTTGGACTAGGAAATAGTAGTGCTGCATTTATTTTTGAAGCAAAGACATTAAAGATTAACAACTATGATACTGGTGGAGTAAACGTTAATCTACATGAAGGCACTGGATCTGGAACAACTGAAGGGTTTAAGGTAAGATATGATAATTCTAACATATTAAATGTTAGTTATGATGGAAAAGTTGCAATCAATAAAGAAACCCCAGAATATAATTTAGATGTCAATGGAAATGTTTATGTTTCAGATAATAGTAGAATAGTAGGTATTCTAACAGTTGGAACAGGTTCAAATGAAATAACATTGGGTGATGGATCGCCATTACCAATGACGGAATTCCAAAATTTTAACACCCTAACTGGTATATCAACATTCAATGACTTCAATGTTAGAGGTGATATATCGATAGGAGGAACAGCAACTTTTTCTGGTATAGGAAGTTTTGCTCTTGGAG